GAAGGGATTGTGTCGTGTCCCCTCATGCGTTAACACATTTTGGCAATGTCTATGATGCTCGTTCGGTTGCCTTGTCGTAAGCGTATGGCAAAACACAAAAAAGGTAAAATACTTGCGCGGTTGCCTGTAATTTCGTAGGGGGTGGGGTCAGCGGATGCGTTTCGGGTTGCAGATGTCTGTGCTAGTATATATATATAATCCCCCAGGTACATATTTCTGACATTTTTTTGCGATCATTGAATTCTACGAACTCCAAGAGACCTTACTTAACTACTGGCTAATCAATATGTTAGGCTATGTTGCTTAAACTGTTAGTTTAGTCTTGACTTTTAAAAAAAAAGTTTATACCTTTGCAGTAATTGATCACAAGCACCGTTAATCTGTAATCAGTTTTTTGGGTATATGCTTGAATCTATTATTGTTTAAATCACGTTACAGCTGTATTATGCCAGACAAGAAGATAAAGGTGCGTAAAAAGGGCACTGAGGGTGTTAAATACGATGAGGGTAAGGATAAGATGGGTAACGTCTTGCCTGAGGCTGAGGTAGTAACGTATACTGGCAGTGCGGCGGTACAAGCCATGAAGAAACGTCAAGATAAGAGGCGTAAAAGAAGGGGGAAGCTCAGTAAGAGGATCAAAGAGATCTTGGCTCAGAGAGAGGCGAAGGGTAAGGCTTGATTTCTTTATCTTTGCTTTATGCAGAGTAAAAGATTGAGAAAGAAGGGACTTCAGTCCAAAAAAAAGTACAATACAGGTGGAACGGTGGGATGTCCTAATCCCCCATGCCCTCCAGGATATGACAATAGAGTCCAGACTTTGCTTGCTAGCGGTATGTGGGAGCAAGGTCCAAACGGTGAGCTCCTTCGCAGGAGTCCTGAAGAGTTAAATCAAGAAGCTTTTGAGAAATCTAGCAAGGAGGCTATGGGTCAACTTGCTGTAGAAGACCCTGCAACCTTTGCACCCACTACTTCAGGGTTTATGACACCTGAAAGAAAGACTTATTTGGAGACTAGAGCTGGGAAGCTTACACCAGAGGAGGCCAGAGAGTACGGTACGGTATCATTTGACCCCTTTGAGGGCCCAAACATTGCTTTTGGTTTTGCAGCTGGTGCTTTTCCTGCAGATCCTATAGGGTTGATTATTGGTCAGGGCTTGGGTAGGCTAGCAAAAGGATACAAAGCACTTAAGAACCCCAGAGTTATGCCTGTTATGGAGGAGGCTCGTATGGAGGCTTCTATACAGGGGCTAAGAGATAGATTTAATATTGGCACTGGACACGTTGTTGACGGCAAGACTATGAATCCACAGCTTTTGAGAGAAATGGCTATTAAAGATCTTATTGGGGAGTCAACAGATGCAGGGAGGATAGCTAGAGCCAACCAGCTTATCGACAAAGCTATTGAGGATGCAATGCCTCAAGCCATCGAAACGGTTATGAGGAGATCAGAAGGCAACCTCCTTGATATACCTGTAGATACTAGAAGGCCAGAGGTAGATAGAGTCAGAATGAGATTCTTGGGCCCTAACAGTAAGTTGTGGCAGCAAGCCAACAAGGATGGATTTATTCCAGTAAATCAGGTAGCGCAGATGTCGAATTCTATGTCTGATTTAGAGAAAAGCGTTTTTGAGGGTGCTTTGGCTAGGGTGCCTATTTACGATAAAAAAGGACAGTTGTTGACTGGCAAAGAGCTAAATAAGGCTAGCAATGATATCATGAATACATACATGCAGTTGAAGGGTGGAAATGCTTCGGCGACCTTTGACCCTAGGTATAGAATTAACCTTAACCAGCTAAAGGGTCTTACTGAGACAACGTATGATAATGTAAATCCAATAAGAACGATTGAGATTGCCGAAGGTCAAGAGGATTTGTTTGGTAGCAAAATAGATCAAGTGAGAAAAAGTGAGGGGCGTTCGTTGTTCACACCAGAGTCGGAACGACCGTTTTCTGGAAGCGATTATAGCGACTATGGGTTGGGGAGAATTGGTTACGGCAGTCTAGATAGCGAAAGCTCCAATACTTGGGCTATTGGTTCTGATGTAATAAGATCAAATACAAATCACTTTGGTAGAGGTGAGTTGGCTCATTTTAGAACTTTTGTAAATGACGCTCCAACAACGTTGGCACATAATATCCCTGGAACAGAAATAACATTTATGGGTGCTTCATCTGGCTTAAGATCTGGCACCTCAATTAGCGGATCTGGCCCTGGTGCTGGAGGGGGGCGTATTGAGTGGTATCCTGATATGTCAAAAGTTCCCTCAGGCTTGGGCATTACTGGAAGAGGTGGTACTCTTAATTTCTTCGACGGCGGTCCAGCAAGAATGTTAGAAGATGCTATTTCGAGCGACTTGGTCCGAAGTGAGCCTGTTAGTTATCTCAGCGAGATGAACGGGTTTAATAATTCTATGGCTAGGAGCCAAAACGAGACTCGTCGAATAATGACGTCGATAAATTCTATTCAGGTTCGTGGTGGGACACTCATAGAAAATGATTTTAAAATAAAAAACCTATATGACTTTGCCAGCGACCCAAATAGAAGAGCAGCAGTAGATGCCCTTTTAATTCATGACTCGACGAAGCGTCTTATTAATTCTAATTTTGATCAATTAATCAACTTCGGTAAGTTGGAAGAAGCCGCAATGGGCTCTCTTAAAGCCAATACGAATCTTATTGCCCCACCAACTAAAAATTTAGCTCCTCTCCAAGTTTTTAAGGGATCAAGAAATCTTCTTGATGTAATGGCTTTTGACAGGCATGGTGATGGTAATTATTTCCATAAGATAAATCAAGCTAACTATGAAGATATTAGAGAAAGGGCTGAAGGAGATTTTTCATTTGGATCTTGGTCAACAGCCTCTGGGGACCAAGATTTAGCATATCTTCTAAACAAAAATAATGAACATACTCTTCCTCGTCTAAGACAGCAAGCGATGGATTTGTTTGATGATCAAAAAAAGGCTTTACTAAAAATTATTGAAGATACTCCTGGGTTGAGTGGGGTAGATGCAGATATATCACAAACTTTCAATAGCGTCAGCAGCCAAGGAGTCAAGAAGATATCAGATCTACGAGGTAGATCATCAAATATTTTTGATGAAATGGAAAGGTATAGCTCAGAAGCTGAGGATATAGCATATGAACTATCTGAGGCGTACAATAATACTCTTGGTAACCTCAGAAGAGAGCTAGGAGAAGGTAACGCGATGTTTGGTGGTGGCGCTGCCTTCCAGCAACAGTTAAAAAATCAAGCTGTTGTCAGAGTTCAAGAACTGTTTCCAAAAAAATTCGCTAACCTAAAGCAAGCGATACTCAATATGGAGATGGCTAGAGTTCAAGGAGATCAGACAATGCAAGCCGCATATAGAGAAATGTTGGAAATTTCAGATGACCTGCTTTCTAGAATGCCAAGATTGGCTGAAGTTAGCCAGAATGCAGAAAAAGAGTATGTTGATAAGCTTCTTCAAAGTCCGATGGCAAACGACTACTATGATATTGTAGAGAGTCAGAATGAGGTGCGTTTTTTTGCAAACAACATCCTAAAAGACGAACAAGGTGCTATGAAGATCCCAGGTCTTTTTGAAAGAGTAAATAACACTCCAGATAAAGGCAAATTTTTCGTTAGTGAAATCCAATCTGACTATGTCCAAAGAGCTAATATGTCTAAACTCAAAGATAAGAGTGTAATCAATGCATATACAAGGGGCTCGCAAGAGGACGATCTGGGCAACAGATTGACTGCAAAGGGTGTTGAGCCTCAACTTGATTCTTTTACCAAGAACTGGAGAACCAAGACTATTCAGCAAGCTGTGTTGAAAGGAAGAGAAGCTGGTAAAAACGAAATTCTGTTCCCAACCTACAAGACAGCAGATAGAATACAGAACTGGCAAGGATCAAAAAATGAGGGGGTAGTTGGATCAGGAAATAGAATCACCTATCAGGGCATGGATAAGCATATTCAAAAAGCCACTGGTATCAAACCAACAAAGTATACCGACGAAAAAGGCAACGAGTGGTGGATGATCAAAATGGATCCAAACCAGAAATACGAGTTCCCTGATTTCAAGTATGGCGGGAAGATTCGCTTGAAGAAAAAGTGATATATTTGCGCTATGGCAACATTGACTGTAACGATAGAAGAAGAGCTTACAATTAACGGTAAGGACAGAGGTAGCAAAAACACTATAGCTATATCTTCTGTAACAGAAACTTTTAATAGAGTCCTTACTGTAGATAATACAGAACAGACTATCCTCCAATTTCAAGCAACTAGACCTGCTGGTGGGGCATTTACTGACGCCACCATGCAGTACCTAAGGATCACAAACCTTGCTGCATCAAACACTGTTGACCTGCGTATTCAAGACACAGCAAATACAAAAGAGTATTTTGTTCGTATTGGTGCTTCTGAGTCTTTTGTCTTGTTCAATGACAAAATTGATGCCGACGCTACGGCTGGAACAGGAATAGCTTTGACTCAAATTGAATTGATTTCAGCTGAAGCTACAGGTACAAGTGGAGAGACCGCTGACATCGAAATCTTTGGCGTAGCAACATAATTATGAAGCTATCAAAAAACTTGTCACTCGCAGAAGTGACCAAAAGCATCACGGCCAAACGGCTTAACATAGATAACACACCAGATGAGTGGGTACAACAAAATCTTAAAGCGGTTGCAGAGCATATATTTCAGCCTCTTAGGGACGCTTTCAAGTGTCCTATATACGTGTCGAGCGGGTATCGTTCGGCTGATCTCAATGTTGCGATCGGCGGTTCAGTTCGTAGTCAGCATGTGGAAGGAAGAGCACTCGACCTTGATGCAGACGTATACGGCAAGTGTAAGAACTCTGAGATCTTCGAGTATATCCGTGAGAATCTGGAGTTTGATCAGCTCATTTGGGAGTTTGGTGATGAGGACAATCCTGATTGGGTTCACGTGTCTTATGTTTATGATGGCATTAATCGTGGTAGGTGCCTCAAGGCTTGTCGTGATGATGAGAACAAGACGTACTACAAAGTAATATTTGGTAAAGGACTATAATTATGGAAGACGAATTCGACGACATCAGCTTCTTGGATCAAGACAAGCTGAAAAAGCAAGAGGATAAGGTTAAGTCTGGAGAGATCTCTTGCAACCTAGACGCCCCCGAAGACTGCGAGAGCTGTAGCGGTTAATCGTTATTTACCTTTTTGTAAAAAGCCTGAACAAACATTCGGGCTTTTTGCGTTATAGCATATCGCACTCTGTAGTTGTATTTGGTTTCGTCACGAAACAAGTGGTCTTCGTAAGTGTCTGATGGGGTCAGTTTATCAAAGTGCTTGTAGACGTACCCTTCCTTTACAAGCGGATAGACCAAACGCTCTCCAATCTTATTGACAGAATAGCCGAAATCTTCGGCTGCATACTTAAGAGTCCAAAACTCTAGATCGTAAGCCCACAGGAGAAAGTATATTTCTGTTTGGAACAATACGCCCTTTTCTTTTTCCCTAACAAGCTCCCGTCTAAGGTGTTTGAGGTAGTTCCTGTTTACGTATCTTTGGTTAAGTCTTGAGCTCTCTCGGAAGAGCTTTCTTTTAGAAACCTCACTTTTAGGCATAACAATGAATTTAGATGACTATAAAGATACAGAGAGAGATGGATTTCTGCTAGAGATTCAACGTATAGCTCTTGAGATCGAGACCCTTATAGATAGATATGGGGTTAGAGAAGATGTGATGTCCCTTATGATTATTGGGTTGATTGATGATGTTCCTGATGGTCACCAATTAAAGGCCGTATATGGGTTCAATCTTAAAAGCAGGGATGAGTTAGAAGAATTGGTTAGCTTTGCACAAGAATCATACGGGCCCGATGAGCCAGACATTGACGGCTTGCTAGATGGGCTCGGTATAAGTTTAAATTAATGGAAGGAATAATTAGAAAAATCATCATAGGTCGAGACCCAAAGGATGCTATGGCCTATTATGTAGGGATGAGAGCTGGAAGCAGCAAAGTCAGCGCTATTGTAAATGACGAAGCTTTTCTGTATAGACACGGAAAGAACAGATATCTTGTGTATCTTGAGGAGGAGGACGGAAGCAATGTTCTTTGGAAGGGTGTAGATGATATGCCCTGTATTGTGGAATACGACTTAAACTTTTAAAATGGCTAGTAGAACTTACCCCAGTGGTGCTTTGATACCAGACTCTTTGCCAGAAGCATACGCCCCTGCATCTAATAAAAAACAATACTGCGGCAACTGTTCTTTTTACAAGAAAAGAATGTGTGGTCGATGGAATGCGCCTGTGAGAGCGGGCTACGTTTGCGCCTCATGGAATGCTAGAAAGTCTTCTAGTTCTGTGTCAGTGGCTGCTCAAGGAACAACTGCAACTCCTGTAACACCGACAGCTCCACCAGCTCCAAGACGTCAGCCCACGTCCCAGCCTAGACGTACTCAAAGGACAACAAGACGTTCTTATGGATACTGATAAATCAAAGGGGCTGGGTGACACTGTAGAGAAGTTTACCCAAAGGACAGGTCTAAAGCGTTTGGTAGAACGCATGTCCAAAGACTGCGGCTGCAAGGCTCGTCAAGAGAAATTAAATGAAATGTTCCCATATAAGGACAAATGAAAGCTTTAAATATGTTTATCGTTGAGCTGGACAAGCCCATCAACGATACTATCTCCACAAAGAGTGGAATTGAACTGTATATCGACACCAAATATGAGGGTGGAGAATTTAAGTACAGAGTTACTGACGGTCCAGTTATTGCGACCCCAGCGAAATTCAAAACCAAAGTAAAGAAAGGAGATAGACTCTACTTTCATCACCTTGTCGTTATGCAGGGGGGTCAAAAACTTACTGGCATGGACAATAGCTACTTTGTTAAGTATGACCCAGATCATGCGGTAAACAATCAAGCTATTGCATACAAGAACAAAAGTGGACACATACATCCTCTGGATGGCTGGAGCCTTCTTTCTCCTGTTGAAGAAGAAAAACCTCGAAGCAGTAGCTTAGAGATTGTATCTCTTTCGGAAACCCTGCCCACGAAGGGTCGAGTTGCATTTAACTCAAAAGACCTCAAAGCTATTGGTGTTAAAAAAGGAGACATAGTCTGTTTCAAAGAGAACAGAGACTATCGTATTAAAATTGACGGGGTGGAGTATTATCGTACCCGTGTAGAAGATTTGATGTATGTCGAAGAAGAAGTTCACAACGATTAATGCGGCCCAGCGTCTTATGAACAGCATGGAGGACGCTATCGACAATATGATCGACGAGATAAAAAAGCCCGTAGATCCTGAGATCAACGGAAGTGCACGTAAGGCAGAGTTGCAATCCATTAAACAGACAGCTACAGATTGTAAGGAGCTAATCGTTGAAAGACAGCGATTGGAACAAATGATTAAAGATCTAAGTGACAATGGAGGAATCGAAGAAGCAAAAGACTACAGCGGAGGTTTCGCTGAAAGATTCTCTAAGTGATTGGAAGAAGATTGTTTGGGAAAAAAACAAAACAGAACACAAGTTCTGGGAAGATATGTGGAACGAGGAGTGACTCCACATATGTCATACCCGCGAGTATCCCCTCAAGCTTATACCTTGTAGAAAGGGTAACTGGTCACATGTGGGTTCAAGTCCCACCTCGCGGACTTTAGTATATTTGTAACTATGGCTACAGTAAAAAAATCAGCACAGTACTATAGGGATAATCCTGAAGCAAGGGAGAAGAAAGGTAAGTATGATAAAAAGCTTAACGCTACTCCTACGCAAAAAAGAAAACGTGTTGTTAGAAACGCTCTTAGAAGACTGTTTACAAGGAAAGGAAGAGTGAAAAAGGGTGATGGCCAAGATGTGCATCACACTGGAGGGACGAAGGTGGGTAGCGCTACAGTCATGTCGGCCTCTAAGAACAGAGCTATTAAGTAAGATATGCACTCGTAGCTCAACTGGATAGAGCATCGCCCTTCTAAGGCGAGGGTTCGGGGTTCGAGTCCCTGCGGGTGTACAATTTAATGATGAACAATTTAATAGAAATAGAAGAGTATGAGCACCCAGCGGTTGCTATTTGTCCCAACGGTACGCAAGGTGAGGCTATCGAACTTGGTGGGCTGGTCATTCTTCTTCCCGTTAAGCCGCCCAAAAAACAAATTTCAGGACATGACCTTCCAAAGCACTTGCAAGTGTGGCAAAGGAGGGCTATGCCTGAAGAGATGTCTAGGATTAAGTCTATGGATGAGTGGCTCGAAATGCCTAGGGAGTTTCGACAAAAGTTTCGTCCGTATATCGAAGAGGAATTTCGCCGTCGGCGTGAGGGCTTTTGGTTTTATAATAACGGTGTCCCTACATATATTACGGGGCGCCACTACATGATGCTCCAGTGGACGAAGCTTGATATAGGACACCCCTATTATCTTGCTTTCCAACGTGACATCTTTTTGCATATGGCAGCTTGCGAAGCTGATTCAAGGTGTATAGGCCAGCTATACACAAAGTGTCGTCGATCAGGGTACACAAATATTTGCTCTGCTGTACTGGTTGATGAAGGGACACAAGTAAAAGAAAAACTTCTTGGTATTCAGTCTAAGACTGGTAAGGATGCTCAGGAAAATATTTTCATGAAGAAGGTGGTGCAGATGTTCAGGAGCTACCCTTTCTTTTTCAAACCCATTCAGGACGGTACTACCAACCCTCGTATGGAGCTGGCATTCCGTGAGCCCAGCAAGAGGATTACAAAAAACAATAAAACCTCTCACAAAGGAGAGGCTCTTAATACGGTTATTAATTGGAAAAACACAACCAACAATGCGTATGATGGGGAGAAGCTCCACATACTGTATTTAGATGAGGCAGGAAAATGGGAAAGACCTACAGACATAAGAGACGCTTGGAGGATTCAGAGGACTTGTTTGATCGTCGGGCGAAAAATCGTGGGCAAGGCCCTGGTGGGAAGCACGGTAAATCCAATGGACAAGGGCGGAAAGGAGTACAAAGACCTGTGGAGGGACTCGGACCCAAACGAAAGAAACGCAAATGGTCGGACGAGGACTGGTCTATATAGGCTGTTCATCCCTGCTTATGAGTCTCTTGAAGGATTCTTTGACCCATATGGGAACCCTGTCGTGCAGGACCCTGAGAACCCCGTTGCGGGGCTAGACGGGGAGCCTATCGTTCAAGGGGCTAAGACTTATTTAAAAAACGAACGTCAGGCTCTGCTGGAGGATGCATCAGAGTTGAATGAGGTTGTTCGTCAGTTCCCATTTACGACTGATGAAGCTTTTAGGGATAGTGTTGAAAGTACTCTATTTAACATCTCTAAAATATATGAGCAGATACAGTACAATGACGAGTTGTATCCAAATCCAGTTGTGGTTGGAAACTTTGTATGGAAAGACGGAAGCCAAGACACAGAGGTTTTATTTAAGCCAGATCCCAATGGGAGGTTTCATGTAGCTTGGATGCCTCCACCTGAACTTAGAAATAAGAAAAAGAGCGAAAGGGGCAAGAGGGTTGCGCCTAACTCATACCTTGGTGTAGGCGGGGTTGACTCTTACGATCTTGATGCTACTGTAGATGGAAGAGGATCAAAGGGTGCCCTGCACCTATACAATAGATTCAACGTCCACCATCCTTCAAATATGTTTGTTGTAGAGTATGCCTCGCGTCCCCCGCTAGCTAAGATATTCTATGAGGACTGCCTTATGGCTGCAGTGTTCTATGGTTACCCAATACTGATCGAGAACAATAAGTACGGTATTGCAAGGCACTTTGAATCAAGAGGATACGACGGTTATCTTTTGGATAGACCTAGGCACCTTGTTGCTACAAATACTCAGATCAAAACAAAAACAAAAGGTATACCTTCAAATTCACAAGATGTCATTCAGGCGCATGCCCATGCTATTGAGGCTTATATACATGATCATGTAGGAATAAATCATGATAGTGGTGAATATGGGAATATGTACTTGAACAGAACCCTTGAGGATTGGATCGGATTTAAGATTGACAACAGAACAAAATTTGACCTTTCAATTAGTTCTGGGCTTTGTCTTTTGGCTGCTCAAAAGCAAAAACAAAAACCGAAGTCAAACTTTACTGAACGCAAGTTTTTTCGCCGATATGGGGTAAACAGGTAATTCATATATTTGCATTTATAAAAGGAATTCCCAAATGCAAGACAATAACGGTATCAAGAGCGGATTTCCAGATCCACTTGCTACCCCAGAAGAGAAGTCCAAAAAGGCTTATGGTATCCAATATGCTAAGGCTATTGATGCTCAATGGGGTAGAATGACGGACGTGGGTAGCTTGGTGGGTAAGCGTAATAGGATATTTGAGAGGAGTAGAGATTACGCTACTGGTACTCAAGACACCAATATATACAAGCAACTTCTCAATAGTCTTGATCCAAACTCTGGTGATGGGAGTTTGATGAATCTTGATTATACTCCTGTTCCTATCTTGCCGAAGTTTGTTCGGATCGTAGTTAATAAAATTTTGTCTAGGGGTCTTTACCCAAACCTTGAGGCAGTTGATCCCTTGTCTACTTCTGAGAAGAATATAGAGAAGAAAATCTTAGAGGAGCAGGTTAAGCACAAGGACCTTGCTATGAAGGTTAAGAATGAAACTGGGGTAGTGTTAGGTGAGGATCCAGAGAAATTGCCTGACACGTTAGAGGAAGTGGAGATTCTATACGGCACTAATATTAAAACTGCTGGAGAGATTGCAGCTCAGCTTGCTACTGAGTTGACTTTGAAGTGGAACAATTTTGAGGATGCCATTTTTAGGCGTTGCGTTAATGATCTTGTAACGCTTGGAATGGCTGTTGTCAAAAGGTCAAATGACCCTAACGAAGGCATCAAAACAAATTACGTTGATCCAGTTATGTTTATCCATAGCTATACTGAAGATCCAGGATTTGAAGAGCTAAAGTATGCTGGGAATATTAAGAAGATTAGTATTGCTGAATTGAGAAGACTTGCTGGTGATGAGCTATCTGAAGAAGAACTTCAGAAGATGGCCTCAAAAGTAAAGGGCAAAGATGGGAATGACTCTAGTAAGTACAGCAAGAAAAGGTTTGATCAGACCCTAAGCAAGATGACTTACGGTTATGATGACTACACAGTTAATGTTTTGGACTTTGAGTTCTTAACGGTTGACAAGATGTTTTTTGAGGAGAAAGAGAATCGTCACGGTAACAGCAACTTCTTTTACAAAGGATCTGATTACAAGCAGAAAGCTGGCTCCGTCTACCAAAGAAAGCCTCACTGCATGCACGTAAAAACTGTGTACGGCGGCAGCTACATCATCGACGGAGGTGTGATGTTTGGGTATGGCAAGAAAAAGAATATTCCTAAGAATGTTCATGATTTGTCTCAGGCTAGATTGTCTTACTCCGTTGTTTCAACCAATATTAGGGATATGATTCCTAAGTCTATGGTTGATAGCTGCACTGGCTTTGCAGATATGTTGCAACTCACTCACCTCAAGATTCAACAGGCTATTGCAAAGGCTAAGCCTGATGGATTGGTCATTGACATTGAGGGGCTAGAAAATGTACAGCTAGGTAAGGGCGGGGATCTACAACCACTTGACTTGCACGACATCTACGAACAAACAGGTGTCTTTTACTACAGAAGCAAGAACCCAGAGGGAGGATTTCAGAATCCTCCAGTACGAGAGATTGGAAACAGCATCAGGAACATCAATGAACTTATTGGTCTGTACAATCACTACTTGAGAATGATTCGTGATGCAACAGGTATCAATGAGGTTGTAGACGCTTCTACCCCAAAGGGTGATGCTTTGGTGGGGGTTCGAGAGCAAGCTATCCAAGCTAGCAACAATGCTACCTATGACATAACTAATGCCTCAATGATTCTGTTTAAGAAGACATGTGAGGACATTGTAAAGTGTTTGCAAATTATTCCTGCTGAAAGTGTATTGCACAAAGCGTATCAGAACGCTATTGGTAAAGAGAACATGAATGCTATCACTTCGTTCTCTGATCTTCCTATGTTCAACTTTGGGGTTATTATCCAAAGAGATATGGAGGATAAGGATAAGGCTTACTTGGAGCAAAATATTCAAATGGCTTTGCAGCAGAAAGAGATTGATATTGAAGATGCTATTGCTGTACGTCAGCTAAAAGACGTCAATCAGGCTGAGCGCCTATTGGTTGTGCGTCGTAAAAAGCGGATGCAAAAAGGTCAGCAAATTGCTCAGCAGAATATTGAGATGCAAAAGCAACAGACAGCCCAAGCAGCTCAAATGGCATCTCAGCTTAAGATTCAAGAGGCTCAAGCAGAGACTCAAATGGAGGTTGAGAAGATGAAGATTAAAAATGAATTTGAAATGCAGCTTGAGGCTATGCGTCACGAATTCAAGAAAGAAATTGAAACAATTAAAGCAAAAGCAACCCTAGGATTTAAAGAAGATGATCAAGCGTTTAAAGAAAAGCTTGAGGTTTTGAAGGAAGATAGAAAAGACGATAGAATAGGAAAACAAACTTCTGATCAAAGCAAGCTTATTTCCCAAAGGCAAGGTAAAATTGATGAGGTACAAGAGGAACCTAATGACCTCGCATCTAAAATTCTAGGATAACAATGGCTCAGACAGCAAACTTCGACACGACAGAAACTCTGAATATTATTTGCAGAGAAGGAGATACGTTCTCAATGACCGTGACTCTTAAAAACTCTAGCGGCACAGCTTTAACACTAGTCACTGATGCTTATGTCTTTTACATGCAGGTAAAAGAGATCTCCGTTGCGGGGAACAAAAGGGCTGGTCGTCAAATAGAAAAGGTTATTCTTCAAACCCCAAGCTTGAAGCCAGATGCAAAGTCAACTGTTCTGACGTTTGAGACTCCTACTCTTGACAATAGTGGCAACGTGACCATTGAGGCATCTGCTGAAACTATGAGTAAAATTAAGCCTGGGTCTTACGTTTATGACTTGAAATACGTAAAGCCTAGTTCTACTGGTCTTGATACGCACAAAGGCGTTTTGAGAGGATCCTTTGTAGTTAATTCACAGGTAACTGATGTATTTTAATGTCTGTATCAGTAAGTACATCTTCAGCCAATCAAGTATCCGTCAATATTGATGGAGTAACTCAGCTTGCATTTACAACACAGGATTCTTCGATTTCCGTTTTGTCAAGCAGTAGTGCTCAAGTGTCAGTTACTGAAAAAGGACCGAAGGGAGATACAGGCGCTACGGGCGCTACAGGAGCTACAGGGGCCACGGGCCCAGCACCAAATGTCTTTACTACGGTAGCTGTATCTGGTCAGGACAATGTAGTAGCTGACGCAGCAGATGACACCCTAACCTTTGCGGCTGGATCTAACGTAACGATTACGACCAACGCATCAAGCGATACAGTTACAATCGCTTCTGCCGATACAAACACTCAGCTAAGCACTGAGGCCGTTCAAGACATTGTAGGGGCTATGTTTAGCGGAAACACTGAAACTAGGATTTCTGCTACTTATCAAGATGGCGATGGAAACATTGACTTAGTTGTCGATGCTATCCCCGTAGATCTTACATCTGATGGGACTGGCACAATACACGCAAACAATGTTCCCACTCTTAACCAAAGCACTACTGGTAACGCAGCTACAGTAACAACTAATGCAAACTTAACAGGCCATATTACATCTACTGGTAATGCCGCTGTTTTAGGTTCTTTTAGTGTAGCTCAACTTAGCACCGCTCTTTCGGATGCTAGTATATCAGGAAACAATACAGGAGATCAAACAAACGTTTCAGGATCTTCGGGCACATGCACAGGCAATGCTGCGACAGCTACAGCACTAGCTACTGCAAGGGCAATCAACGGGGTTGATTTTGACGGAACTGCACCTATTACGGTTACTGCCGCTGGTTCTACACTTTCTGATGAGGTCCCAGTATCAAAAGGAGGCACAGGTGCTACATCGTTTACCTCTAATGCTGTACTTACTGGGAACTCTACTTCTGCGATACAGGCAGAGGCTGACCTTACTTATGATGCAAGCACCGATACGCTGCAGCTAACAAGTTCATCAGGAGGATTTCCTAGAATTGAACTTAAATCTGAGGCAAACGCTACTGGAGGTCAAAGATTTGTTTTCATAAAAGATAGAGGGGCGGCTCCAGCAGACGGTGATACCTTGGGTGTTGTCAGATGGGAAGGAGAAGACTCTGGTCAGAACGCAACTGCTTACGCTCAAATATTTGGAAAAATAGCAGACACAACTGACGGCTCAGAGGGAGGTCATTTGGGACTGCAGGTTGCATCTCATGATGGAGAAATGAGGGTTGCTCTTGAGCTTATAGACGGAGATGCTGAAGATGAGGTTGATGTAAACATTGGGAGTGGAGATGCTTCGGTAACAACTATCAATGGATCTGCTGTTTTGAACAGAAAGTTTTCAGTTACTGGAGACACTGACGGAACTTTTCAAGGTGACGTAGTTTACTTTGGCGGAACAACATCTATGACCACTGGTGCTTTGTATCACTACAAGTCAGACGGCACTTGGGAGCTGGCTGATGCTGATGCAGTAGCGACCTGCGACGGATTGCTTGGTATAGCCCTTGGTGCAGCATCAGATACAAACGGTGTTTTGCTTAGGGGTATGGTAACTGTAGATCATGATACGGGTGCAGTTGGTGACGTTTTGTTCGTTTCTACAACAGCGGGCGACATAACTGCTACAGCGCCCTCAGGCAATGCTGATATTGTAAGAGTCGTGGGATATTGTTTGCATGCGTCTAACGGTCAGATCTGGTTCAACCCAGACGGAGCGTTTGTAGAGGTTACTGCATAATGCCTACAATCAACGCAAACAGAATAGGTAGCGCCATAGGTGCTGGTAGTAGTACATTTAGTACGGCTCGTCAATCTAATGCAGACAGTGTAACGGATAACCCAACGGGATCTGATGCAAACGTAATACAGCATTTTTTCTCTTCAGGAAGAGGGGGCGGTACTCACAAGTTCAGAAGGCTGTTTATCCACTTTGATACAAGTAGTGTGTCAGCAACACCTCAAGATGCAGTTATAAATATTGCTGGCAGCTCTAACACAAGCGCAGACATTATAGTCGTAAAAAGCAATGCTATGGGTGCTGACGGGAGCACTGCTCTTGCAACATCAGAGTTTTTTTCAAGCATAGATTACACTGCCCCGTTATCATCAGAAATTACATCTTGGAGTACGGGATCAAACAGCATATCGCTAAACGCAACAGCACTTTCTTTGATAGGAAGCGCCGACAACCTTACAGTTGTTCTGGTAGAGCATGATTCTGATTTTCAGAATACGGCAGTTACTAGCGGGACTGTAGCTGCAGGAGTAAATTTTGGCACAACAATAACACTTGGTTATACTGCTGCTGCCTCTGGGTATGGTCACAAGGTAAGCGGAGTAGCCGCTGCTAGCATATCAAAAGTCAACACCGTGGCTACGGCAAGCATAGGAAAAGTCAATACAGTAGATTGATTATATTTGCATTATGGCCACAGTAAAGAAAAGGAAAGCAAGAATGCCCAAGATGAAGATGGGTGTTCATAAATCTCGTGAAGGGGGACTGACGGCTAAGGGTGTAGCTGCATACCGAAGAGCTAATCCAGGTAGCAAACTAAAAACTGCTGTAACAACCAAGCCATCTAAGCTTAAGAAAGGCAGCAAGGCTGCTGCAAGAAGAAAATCCTTCTGCGCTAGGATGAAAGGAATGAAGAAAAGATTGACTAGTGCAAAGACTGCAAGAGATCCAAACTCACGCATCAATAAGGCGCTTAGAAAATGGAACTGCTAATGAATCCTGTAAAGAAAAATAAAGGAGGTAAACTCAACGTAAGCAGTAAAAAAATGTCTGTCTCTCCACCATCTGGATATCACTGGATGGAGGATAGGGGGCGTTATTTTTTGATGAAAGGAGATTATAAGCCGCATCCTGGCGCTGTTGCTAAGGCTGAATTCAAGCTTGTAAACCACCCCAAGTCATGAAAGCTAAAAAAGACGCATGTTACCATAAGGTAAAAGCCCGATATACAGTTTGGCCTTCAGCTTACGCTTCTGGTGCCTTGGCCAAGTGCCGTAAGGTTGGCGCTAAGAACTGGGGGAACAAGAGTAAAAAATAATGGGGCGAGTCAGAAAGACACAGGCTGGACTAAACCTAAAGCGTTGGTTCAAAGAGGACTGGAGAACGCTGTCTGGAGACAAGGATTATTCCAAGGGGGATAGGACGTTTCGACCCACAAAAAGAATTTCAAGTAAAACTCCAGTTACAGCATCGGAACTTACTGGGGCAGAGAAAGCTAGAGCGAAAAAGGAAAAAAAAGAGAGAGGGCGAGTGTCTAGGTATCGAGTTAAAAAGAAGAAACGATAAATCCCTATATTTGCGGAAAACAAACAATAACTAAAAATGGCAACTACAACTGCATCACTTACCATTTCCAGTGGTGACCTTACTGGAGATGCTCTGTCTCTTAGCTCTACGGCTAGTCTTACAAAAGCTGGCACAACTACTGGCTTGGATCAAACTACTGGCGTTGGACGCATTCTATATGGGTCTGCTGGTGTAAACACTTTGATTGCTCATGCTGCTTATACAGCAGATAAGGCTCATAAGCTTTACATCAAGAATCCAAGCGGCACGGCTGCTGAGAACATCGTTATTACCCTTGCTTCTCAAGCTATTGGTCGTCTTTACGCTGGAGACTTTGCTCTTATCCCTTGGAATGGAGACACCGACA